CTTCTTTAGAAATTTATGTCGATTGTCCGTATTGCAGCCATTATCAAGATAGTCGTGACAATTTGGTCGAGCACCTTACCGATGGTGAACTAAGCGTGAATAATATCGAGGCATTCATAACCTGCGAAGAATGTAAAGAGGATTTCATTGTCACGAAAATCGAATATTAATTATGAAAGCAACGGATAACAATGTTGTAGGTAATCGTATCAGGAGCCTACGAGAAAGCAAGGGAATCACTCAAGTAGAGATGTGCAGTCATTTTGGTATTACGCAAAGCAATTACGGCAGGTTAGAGAAATGTGACAAAAGAATTGACATTCAACAATTGGCAATCTTTGGAAAAGTTTTAGATACGAGTGTTGAGTATCTGCTTTTTGGGTAAAAAAAGTGCCTCTCCCACCACAGGAGAGGCTTACATAAAACCAATAATGTCATATGAAAAACATTATCGAATGACAAATATATAAAAAATGAAATAGCTAACCAGACCCGAGGCTGTGTAAAAATGTAGCGATCGTTAAAGCTAGGCAGGAATGCCACTCGCCCAACTCCCTTAAGTGAATAATAGTAGCTTAAGGGATTTATTTTAATCCTTCAGCTACTCTAGATGGTAGCACAAAAAGAAACTCTCCTAATGCAACTGCAAAATCAATTACTTTTTGAGCTTCTTCTACCGTGGGAAGAACACTGTCATGATCTGAATGCCTTTCCTTGTTACTGTCTAACCTAACATGATGAGCCCACTGACCCATCTCCTTTGTAATTAAATGATCTTCAACCGCCTTGTTTATACGATCATAGAGAGACCCAGTTAAATAGTTATTTTCTTTCAACATAGAATCTATCGAACTTGCCGCTACCATAATACAAGCACTCGGAGAGTGTTTTGTGTTTATAGCCTCCTGAAGATAACCTCTTGCTCTTTCTGGGATATTACTATCAACATTGGATTGTTTTGGATAAACTTTTAGTATTGCACCTGATGATGACCATGATGCAGTGACAACTCCGCCGCAACGTCTACAATTATAGACGCTCCAGAATCTTGTATTACCCCCTAAATGATCCTTTGTATGAAAGTCAGTTACTTTAATTAACGAGGGAATATCAATGTTGCAATGCGGGCATGAAGATAATTCAAGTAACGGATTTTGCATGTTATATTTATTAAAAAGCCTCTAATTAAAGAGGCTAAAAGTTACAAGAATAGTAATACAATCATAATAATTATCTTTAAATCAAGACAAAAATTAAATGTAAACCTTGCGTTTTTAAAATATAGCTTTAACATACACTTTGGGGTTAAATTAAACATTTTGTTTATCGACCGCTATCGATTTTTACCGAACAGGACGAGCCATATCCTTGTTGAATCGATTTATAGTGAAATGTTAAAAGCTTGTCAAATATAATAATAATTTGTAATTAAATAATAGATTATGATTAAATAATTAAATATATTTACAGCTAACCAAACAATTATTTCATGAAAGGATTTATCGAACTTACGCTAAAGGCTGGTAATAATGAAGCACCAGTTTTGATTAATGTAAATCAAATTACGCATGTTTACACAAGAAGTGATTTCCGGCTTACAATTCAAACGACATCGGAGGCCTTTGTTGTTATAGAAGATTATAAAACTGTAAAGAAACTCATCGATGACAATCTCAATGGAGTAGGTGAAGAAAGTGTTTATAACGATCCAGATAGACCTTTTACAGCCTAATATCAAAGCCACTAATTATGGCTTTTTTTATGCGTATTAATTAAGGGATACAAGGTAATTTTATCATTCAATAAAATTAATTGATAAATCCGAGACCACATACTCGGTTATGATTTTCTATTATTACTATATCTCCTTATGTAAAGTTTGGTTGAATTCAAGATGAACTTCGTTATCCCCTCTATTTTTCACCTGTAAAAATCAAGTCCACCAAAGTAAAGTTCTGCATTAGGATCCTCCACTTTTAAAAGTTCTATTAATAGCTTTACTGTCAGATATTTTTTTACTAAGTTATATGAAAAAATAAGTATAGATATCTAAAAGTTGTATTTCACCGATGAAAAATGATCTTAATAATAATTTATTATTATATTGGCCAATAAATAATTATTATAATTTAAATTTATATACTTTTGCACACCCCTTAATAATGATAATTATGTTAAAGAAAGAATTTCAATACTTCCTTGATAACCAGAGTGATCTTGTTGATAAATATAATAATAAGTTTATTGTTATAAAAGATCAAAAAGTAATTGGCTCTTACGATTCTCACTCTGAAGCATATTCAAGGACTTCGGAGACTGAAGAGATCGGTACTTTTCTTATTCAACACTGTTTGCCGGGCAATTCAGCTTACACGCAGACATTTCATTCACAAGTAATAATAAGTTCCCTTGCATAGTGCATTAACAGTTAAAGCAGATGCTATAGCTAATGTTTTAGTTTCCGACATCAATATTCATATTCCAAATACAGCAGACAGAGCGCAGATAAATGCGATTTGGGATACTGGTGCTACGAGTTGTGCGATTACAATGAAGGTCGCATACGCTTTGAAATTACCTCAAACTGGTTTCGCCCAAGTTAACACTGCTAATGGTTTAGTCACTCAACCCACTTTTACTGTCGATATAGGACTTCCTAATGGTGTGTTGATACAAAGCGTACTAGTTACTGGCGTGGATGGACTCAGCAGCGGCTGTGAGGCTTTAATCGGTATGGATATAATTACCTTAGGGGATTTTTCAATAACTAATCACAACGGTAGGACATGTATGTCTTTCAGAGTGCCATCAAGTCATGAAATTGATTATGTTGAAAATATTAATTACGGTATTACAAAGATAACGAACGTTAACGACAAAAAACCAGATTGGTTAAAACCTTCATCAGGATCGTATGCAAGACGAGGGAAAAAGAAGTAAATAAGAAACCGCTAGAAGTTAGCGGTTTTTTATTTTTTGTATACTTATCTTTAATATATCTTAACTATCATTTAAATAACCTTTAAAATGATAAATCCTAATCCACATACCGGATATTTTATTTCTGCGTTTTATATCAATAACCGAGGTCACACATTACGTGGTGTGCAAGCATTTTAGATATTGAATGGATTGCCTCAATTATTTCAACTGATTTTTAATTTTATCTGTCCATGATGGCATACTAGCAATACGCCTTTCTTCTTCACGCTCTTGCTTTTCTTTCATCATCTTTTTCTCCCATTCTCTATATTCCAGATCTTTCTTGGATAAGTAGTTATAAACACCGGCATACATAAAAGCCATACACCTATGCCACATCATGTCAGAGTAGGTTTGCTCCCACAGTAAGACTTTATGTTGTATAACTCTAACCCGGATGGTATGTGATTTTTTATCTGCACGTAACATTGATGCTTTCCATCTTACATTCATGCCATGCTTATTACTAAGGGAGATAATGTCATTGGCTATGATATCTAAATCTTTGATACTAAGATAGCCGCTTTCAATTTGAGACTCTATATTCATAGACAAAACTTTAAAATGCAAATATATTAGAAAATAATCTAACTAATATAAATTATTTTCTTCTAATGAAATGTGTAAAATCATATCTTAATTCATTATATTTGCCTACTATAACTGCGCTAAATACTAACAGGTTATCGAAGTTTTGGAGCCGACTGGCTTAAAGATTTGACCCGCAATAGGGAACATTTAATCTTTGACTTTAACCAAAGAGATACAACAAACGATTTGCAAGGCAGAAATTCAGAAAGGCAACTTAGTAGCTGAGAATTTGACCTACTTTTTTACTGGGGAACTTGATGTTGCTTCAGTGAACAAATCCGGCTATGTATCAGAGTTTGAAGTTAAGGTAAGTCGTTCAGACTTTAAGGCCGATGCTAAGAAAAGAAAATGGCAATACTACGAATACTGCTTACAACATCCATTAACAACCAGGGCGCGAGTATCTAATTACTTCACATACGTTTGCCCTGCATCCGATAAGCCAATAATTACCGAAAATGAACTAGCTCCATACATGGGTCTTATCTACGTTGAAGATGATGGAATACTTACCATCATTCGTAAGCCTAAGCTTATCCACAAATACAAACATGACATTGTAAAGCTGATAACCAAAATGCTAACGGTGAATAACTGGAAGGCATACTTTGGCGCGCAACGACTTACCATCTTGAACAGGGAAGCGAAAGCAGCTTATGACCAGCGAGCGATTGAAAAGTTGAACGAATCATTTACGCATTTACCTAGAATCTAAAAACACCCCAATATGAAACCTGAATATAAAAATGCACCTGATTACCCTGAACATGGAATAAGAGATGTAAGAGATATAACTGTTCACCAAGCAGAAACAACTAAAGCTAAACCAGCTCATTGCGGATGCAGCGGCCCTTGTGGAATTTCATGTGAGTATGCTGATTACATAGAAGCTGAAGAAAGAGAGACTGATGTTGAAATGCAAAATTGTGAAGGTTGTCTAAAAGATAAGGAACTCAATACAATGCTTGCGGATAGCGATGGGAATTGGTTCTGCCCTGAATGTGTATCTGAAATGGAAAAAGAAGTTAAGTATGCAAAACGATAAAGAAGTAAAAGAGGGTAGACCTACAAAATACAGTGAAGCTTATAACCAACAGGTCTATAAGCTTTGTCTGTTAGGTGCTACAGATGTAGAGATTGCTGATTTCTTTGAGGTTTGTGAGAAAACAATCAATAACTGGAAGGATGAACACCCTGAGTTTTTACAGTCCATTAAGAAAGGAAAAACAGCAGCTGACATGGATGTCGCATTCTCGCTGTATGAAACAACAAAGGATAGGGAAGTTACCGAGGTAAAAGCTATCAAATGTAAAGAGGTGTCTTACAACAATGAAGGCAAGCGCGTTGAGAAAGAAACTGTTAAGCTAGTTCCTGAAACGCGCATTATCCCAGCTGATTATCGCAGTCAATCGTTGTGGCTTCGAAATAGACAATCAGCCAAATGGAAGGATAAGCAAGAAGTTGACCACACTACGAACGGAGCATCGATAAACAACGTGGTATTAGGTCAAGGCGTTAAGCCTCCTGAAGAGTAAAGTGTCGCTGTAAGTGCTTAAAAGCTGTAGGAAAATAAAACAAAGTGTCAAAATTTCCCGCGTGGAGACTAAAAACAAGGTAAAAAACAACGCTCGAAGGGCAAATGGATAAATTATTAATCAAACAGGAGCATGCCGTTTACTATCTCAAGGATGAAGAAACTGAAGAAGTGCTATACGGCGGTGCCGCCGGTGGTGGCAAATCTGCGTTAGGCTGCTTATGGTTAATTGAGATGTCGCAAAAGTATCCGGGTAGCCGTTGGTTAATGGGCAGGTCAAAGCTCAAGACATTACGAGAAACAACCCTTAACACGTTCTTTGAATTAGTATCGAAGTTGAAGATTGGGAGCCAGTTTAATTACAACTCACAAGATCATATCATTTACTGGAATAATGGCAGTCAGATAATCCTTAAGGATTTGTTTCACTATCCATCAGACCCGAACTATGACAGCCTCGGTTCACTTGAGATAACAGGCGCTTTCATCGATGAGTGCAATCAGGTAGTGTACCTGGCATGGCAGATCGTTAAGAGCCGTATTCGTTACAAGCTTACTGAGTTCGGCTTAATCCCTAAGATGTTAGGAACCTGCAACCCGGCAAAGAACTGGACATATAAAGAGTTTTACAAACCAAGTAGGGAAAAGGCTATGCCGGCTTACAGGAAGTTCATTAAAGCATTACCATCCGATAACCCGCACTTGCATCCAAGTTACCTGCAATCGTTGCTGAGGCTTGACAAAAACAGCCGTGAGCGTCTTTACTATGGCAACTGGGAATATGATGATGATCCTGCAACGCTTATCGACAACGATAGTATTGCTGATTACTTCAATCCTGAGCATATTAAACCTGAAGGCTTGAAGTACATGACCATTGACGTTGCACGTAAGGGTAAGGATAAAACAGTATTTCGCATTTGGCATGGCTGGTTATGCATACACCGTGAGGCGATCGCTAAAAGTGGACTTGATGTAGTTGTATCGACTGCAAAACAGCTACAAAACATCTACAAAATAGCTACAAGTAATGTCGTTGCTGATGAGGATGGTGTAGGCGGGGGAGTGGTAGACTTTCTGAAGTGTAAAGGCTTTGTAAATAACAGCTCACCACTTGAAATGATTGAGGGAGGTGTTACCATTA